CCGCAGTTCTTCAACTTCCCGGCGCAGCTTTTCGTTCTCAATTTCAGCATCCCTTTCGGCATACCATTTTATGACGGCGGCAGAATCATAAAGCACCTCATTACCCTTGCCACCGCCTCGCAGAACGGGCATTCCCTGTTCCTGCCAGTTCTGAATGGTACGGATACTCGCACCGAAAATGTCAGCCAGCTGCTTTTTGTTGACTTCCATTGTTCATTCCACGGCCAAAAACAGAGAAAGGAAACGACAGAGGCCCAAAAGCTCGTTTTCAGCACCTGTCGTTTCCTTTCTTTTCAGGGGGTATTTTAAATAAAAACATTAAGTTACGACGAAGAAGAACGGAAATGCCTTAAACCGGAAAATTTTCATAAATAGCGAAAACCCGCGAGGTCGCCGCCCCGTAACCTGTCGGATCACCGGAAAGGACCCGTAAAGCGATAATGATTATCATCTACATATCACAACGTGCGTGGAGGCCATCAAACCACGTCAAATAATCAATTATGACGCAGGTATCATATTAATTGATCTGCATCAACTTAACGTAAAAACAACTTCAGACAATACAAATCAGCGACACTGAATACGGGACAACCTCATGTCAACGAAGAACAGAACCCGCAGAACAACAACCCGCAACATCCGCTTTCCTAACCAAATGATTGAACAAATTAACATCGCTCTTGAGCAAAAAGGGTCCGGGAATTTCTCAGCCTGGGTCATTGAAGCCTGCCGTCGGAGACTAACGTCAGAAAAGAGAGCATATACATCAATCCAGAGTGATGATGAATAAACATCCCGGTTTCTTCCACCATCGCACCGGAAAAGCGACTATGAGGGTAACCCTGCGTCTGTCAGCACAGTAAAACCCGGTGTGCATCGTTTTTGATTATTCCCGCACACTCACGCAGAAGGAATTCCCCGTCGGGCTACGGTCATGGTTAATGCGGGAATACGGCGACGATACAGCGCAGCTAAAAGGGTAATGGACAGAAAGAGCGGTTTATTTCATTCCACAGGATTCTGAGTGCCCCCCCCCTCCTCCAATAGGCTGAGCATCCACCTATATAGTTTTAATTTTCATCAATCCATTTAACTATCGTTTAATTGTTGTCACATAGGATTCTGCCGTTTTTAACAATGCAGGATAATAAGATGAAAAAAATGTTGTTTTCTGCCGCTCTGGCAATGCTTATTACAGGATGTGCTCAACAGACGTTTACTGTTGGAAACAAACCGACAGCAGTAACACCAAAGGAAACCATCACCCATCATTTCTTCGTTTCGGGAATTGGACAGGAGAAAACTGTTGATGCAGCCAAAATTTGTGGCGGCGCAGAAAATGTTGTTAAAACAGAAACCCAGCAAACATTCGTAAATGGATTTCTCGGTTTTATTACTTTAGGCATTTATACTCCGCTGGAAGCGCGTGTGTATTGCTCACAATAATTGCATGAGTTGCCCATAGATATGGGCAGCTCTATCTGCACTGCTCATTAATATACTTCTGGGTTCCTTCCAGTTGTTTTTGCATAGTAATCAGCCTCTCTCTGAGGGTGAAATAATCCCGTTCAGCGGTGTCTGCCAGTCGGGGGGAGGCTGCATTATCCACGCCGGAGGCGGTGGTGGCTTCACGCACTGACTGACAGACTGCTTTGATGTGCAACCGACGACGACCAGCGGCAACATCATCACGCAGAGCATCATTTTCAGCTTTCGCATCAGCTAACTCCTTCGTGTATTTTGCATCGAGCGCAGCAACATCACGCTGACGCATCTGCATGTCAGTAATTGCCGCGTTCGCCAGCTTCAGTTCTCTGGCATTTTTGTCGCGCTGGGCTTTGTAGGTAATGGCGTTATCACGGTAATGATTAACAGCCCATGACAGGCCGACGATGATGCAGATAACCAGAGCGGAGATAATCGCGGTTACTCTGTTCATTGCTGACCCCACAAACAGATTTCACGCTCAATCTCACGACGAGTCATGAGACCTTTCCATTGCTTACCGCCAGCATATGTCCAGCGACGTAGCTGATCACATGCGCCTTTAATATCACCCTGGTTTATTTTGCGAAGAAGCGTCGATGTTCTGAAATTGCCAGCACCCACGTTGTAGACGAACGAGTAAAGAGCGCCGCGCGTTGTTTCCGGTATATCGACTTTGATGTACGGGTTAATTTGTCTGGCGACAGTGGCAAGGTCTTTATTCAGGAGGGCTTTGCACTCTGCTTCGGTATACGTTTTACCGGGAATGATGTCTTTTCCTGTATGCCCGTGACATACAGTCCATACACCAACTATGTCTTTGTAAGGATTATGTCTCACACCTTCCAGACCATCGTTACCACTTGGGCCAGTGATTAATACAGATGCTATAGCAATAGCCCCGCCACCAATAGCAGCAGCAACAGCTTTTCGTAATGATGGAGGCATTATCCACCTCTCGCAGCCTTGCGCTTATCTTCTTTAATCTTGAAATAAAGGTTTGTCAGGTACGTCAGCAGGCCAAATACCAGGCTACCCAGCACTCCAATTGCCGCCCACTGTGAGGGCGTGACTTTATCTAGCAGCTGTAAAAACCAGTACCCGGCACTACCTGCTGAGGTGCCATAGGCGACACCCGTTGTTAACTTATCCATGGATTTCATAACCCCACCTCGCAGACAAAGCGGGTGTAAATTGAGGGAATACTACGAAACGTAACAGACTCGGAGTCAGTGAATAACTCAGGTATTGGGTTATCAGCTAATATCGAGACTCAAAAAATGGAAAAACCCGCTCGACGGCGGGTTTAAGCTGTGTGACGAAGTAACCACTCTTAACAGCATAACCAATTTTTTACGTACGTAAACCACTAAATGATATTTGCGAGAATGCTACCGAGTATTGAAAACACCACTACAAATACATAAGAAAATCTCAACAAATAACCAACAAATAATTTCCAGTGTTATTTTTAGCCGGTTTAAATTGAACCTTCAAATTATAGAGCACTTATAAATAACAGCCGTTAATATAAATTGGCTAACAGATTTATTTTTATTCAGCCAAGAGCCATGAATAGGATTCGATAGAAAAAAGTTCAGATAAAAATAGAGATCTACTTCACAAATCAAACGAGAAACCAAAACTTACATCTTGAAATAATCACATTGATTAGATGAATATTTATCGCGCAGTGACATCATTTTTTAATAATAGTTCAAAAAAAGGGCTCACGATGAAAAAATTAACAGTGGCAATTTCTGCTGTAGCTGCATCAGTACTGATGGCGATGTCTGCTCAGGCAGCTGAAATTTATAATAAAGACAGTAACAAGCTGGATCTGTACGGGAAAGTTAATGCTAAGCACTACTTCTCCTCTAATGATGCAGATGATGGTGATACTACTTATGCCCGTCTTGGCTTCAAAGGTGAAACCCAAATCAACGATCAACTGACTGGTTTCGGTCAGTGGGAATATGAATTCAAAGGCAACCGCGCTGAATCTCAAGGCTCCTCCAAAGACAAAACCCGTCTTGCATTTGCAGGCCTGAAATTCGGTGACTACGGCTCCATCGATTACGGCCGTAACTACGGTGTAGCATACGACATCGGCGCGTGGACTGACGTCCTGCCAGAATTCGGTGGTGACACTTGGACTCAAACCGACGTGTTCATGACTCAACGTGCAACTGGTGTTGCAACCTATCGTAACAACGACTTCTTTGGTCTGGTTGATGGTCTGAACTTTGCTGCTCAGTACCAAGGCAAAAACGATCGTAGCGATTTCGATAACTACACTGAAGGTAACGGTGATGGCTTCGGTTTCTCTGCTACCTATGAATACGAAGGATTCGGTATCGGTGCAACTTATGCGAAATCTGATCGTACCGACACTCAAGTTAATGCAGGGAAAGTTCTTCCTGAAGTATTTGCTTCCGGTAAAAATGCAGAAGTTTGGGCCGCAGGTCTGAAATATGACGCTAACAACATTTACCTGGCCACTACCTATTCTGAAACCCAGAATATGACTGTATTTGCTGATCACTTCGTTGCTAATAAAGCCCAAAACTTCGAAGCTGTTGCACAATATCAGTTCGATTTCGGTCTGCGTCCGTCCGTTGCTTACCTGCAATCTAAAGGTAAGGATCTTGGAGTATGGGGCGATCAGGACTTAGTCAAATATGTTGATGTAGGTGCAACCTATTACTTCAACAAAAATATGTCTACTTTCGTTGATTACAAAATCAACCTGCTTGACAAAAATGACTTCACTAAAGCACTCAGTGTAAGCACTGATGACATCGTTGCTGTAGGTCTGGTTTACCAGTTCTAATCTGATTACGAAAAAGATATGTTGCGGGAGGCTTTGCCTCCCCAACATATAAGTGGCTCCCTCAAGCCACTTCCTTTAGGAGCACAACCTTGCTTCTAACTATATAAACCTTCTGTTATATATTACCCTTTATTTTTGGGGGCGTTGCAACGCCCCATTTTTAATAATTTTTAGTAAACAACTGGCATATTAATTAGAGTTATTAACAACGATATCCATCTCTAACCGGATATCTAATGCCATTAACATCCCTTCAATTATGCCCTCAGCCTTCTGTAACCTTTTCCCGATATAACCATCAGAGCAGCAATGCTTACCTGCCAGTGACATGAATGTCATACCGACTACATAATAATCTACTAATAAATCGTGCAAATCGCTGTTGTTCTTTTTCAGACGGGCCATGCACCCGCAAATAATCATCGCGTCATCGTCACAACATTGCGGGCGAGATTTTACTTTTGAAGTAATTAATCCCTTAAAACCGGCGGCAATGGACGACCAGGTCACATCTTCATGATTATTAGCCGCCCACGCTCCCCAACGCTCAAGAACCATCTGAATATCACGCATCAACTTACTCCACAAAAATCAGACCAGAACGCCAATTACAAGCAAAAATCAACAAAACAGTATTAGTTGATTGTTATCTCTGACTTCATACTCCTGCTCCTGTCTGGGTTTTGGCGTAATTCTTCAGTATTCGGTAATCGGTCAAAACAGAACCAGGAAAACGATATAAGCGCAGGCGCATCCAGCGGTGGCGAAGACGTTCTGCCACATAAAACTCAAACATCATTCATTCCCCATTTCGGTGATGGTCAGTTCCAGCCTCCCACCTTTGGTAACAGGCATCTTCACAACGCGGTAATCAACGACCTGAGCATCATCCAGCCAGAAACCTGCTTTAGTGAGTGCGTCAAAAGCGGCTTTTTGCAGATTATCCAGGTCACGGCGACGGCGATCCGGCATGTGGCACTCAATGCGGATTTTCACAGGGATAGCCAGGCCGATATCCAGCATTGCGTTTTTAATGATTCTGGCGACGTTATCGCGGTATGCCTGCCCCTCTGCGCTGACGTGCGTGCGCCCGCGATTATGGCGGTAATAGCGATTATTGCTCGGAGGCCAGGGTAATGTGATGCTGTAGGTATTCACGCCTTAATAATCCCCTCTTTCAGCCACATAACCTGTGTTTTCGCCATACCTTCCAGCGCGCATTCTTTTGCATATGCAGCATCGACTTGCTTGGCATGCCCTTTACCGGCAATCTTCTGTATGCGCTAAACCTAGATAGAATCCACTCTGTGCACATTGAAGCCCGCTCTATGCTTCCTTTCAGGTATTGAAGGGATTGAGATGGGCTAAGCATTATTGGCCTCCTGCATCAGGAGAAAGACAATCATGGCGGCGCGGAGAGGTCTGGTATCAAATATTGGGCTTCCCGGCCTTTCTGTTATCAGAAATCCCCTGAAAGCACAGCGGCTGGCTGAGGAGATAAATAATAAACGGGGAGCTGTATGCACAAAGCATCTCCCGTTGAGTTAAGAACGAGTATCGAGATGGCACATAGCCTCGCTCAAATTGGAGTCAGGTTTGTGCCAATACCAGTAGAAACAGACGAAGAATTTCATACGTTAGCCGCATCCCTTTCACAAAAGCTGGAAATGATGGTGGCGAAAGCAGAAGCAGATGAGAGAGACCAGGTATGACAACCACTGAATGCATTTTTCTGGCAGCGGGCTTCATATTCTGTGTGCTTATGCTTGCCGACATGGGGCTTGTTCAATGACACCTCAGCAAGAAAACGCCCTTCGCAGCATTGCCCGTCAGGCTAATTCTGAAATCAAAAAAGCCAGACAGCAGTTTCCGGATAAAAACGTCGATGACATTTGCCGTAGCGTACTAAAGAAGCACCGCGAAACGGTAACGCTGATGGGATTCACACCGACTCATTTAAGGCTGGCGATCGGCTTGTTGAACGGCGTCTTTAAGGAACGGTGAACATGAAAAGCAAAATCATCAGGGAGCTACAGGCTCCTTTTTTATTATTCGCATTCACCCTCAAGCGTATTAACCAACAATTCAGGGATTAATGAAAGATGGCAGACATCATTGATTCAGCATCAGAAATTGAAGAATTACAGCGCAACACAGCAATAAAAATGCGCCGCCTGAACCACCAGGCTATATCTGCCACTCATTGTTGTGAGTGTGGCGATCCGATAGATGAACGAAGACGCTTGGCCGTTCAGGGTTGTCGGACTTGTGCAAGTTGCCAGGAGGATCTGGAACTTATCAGTAAACAGAGAGGTTCGAAGTGAGCGAAATTAACTCTCAGGCACTGCGTGAGGCGGCAGTAGCAATTGAAACAGTAGCAACACCTCAAAAATTGCTGGCATTTCGTATGAAAGTCACACCTCAGGTTGTGCTGGCTCTACTGGATGAACGAGATGCATTAAATGAACGCCTAGCCGAACTGGAGGCTGATTTAGCAGGGCTGGCCGAAGACCACCAGAAAGCGACTGAGTCAATTAAGCAGGCTGATGCAGCTGTTAAGTTGGCACACGAGAAGTTTTCGGCGCTGGCGGCGGAGAATGAGCTGGCTCGTAAAGCAGTTCAGGAATTCTGCGATGTTGTTGGCGACAGCACCGAGGTTATCTGCGAGGAGATTGGGAGAGATGGTGTTCTGGTTATTTTGGAGGCCATGAAGGCAACAGGAAATATGCCAGCCACCGATGCTTTCCTGGCTGAAGTACGGGCGCAGGGGGTGGAGATGATGCGCGAACATCCATCAATCAAACTTTGCTCTTTGACGCACATATGTGATGAGTTAGCCGCCCAGCTTCGCAAAGGAGGCAACCAGTGACTGGACATGCAGCAATCCTCGACATGTGCTGTGGCAGTCGCATGTTCTGGTTAGATAAGAATGACGAACGGGCGAGATAAGCGATCGGTTAAGTGCTATAGTAATGCGCTTTTGTATTTATGGAGTGAATATGAAAAATATCCTACTGGCATCATTGTTAGTGGCATCGCCGGGTGCATTTGCAGCCAGCTTTGACTGCCAAAAGGCTTCGACAGCAATCGAACATAAAATCTGCGATAACGAACGTCTGTCAAAATTAGACGAACAGCTTAGCTCTGCCTATTCTAGTGCCCTCAAAGGAAACCCAGAGAACGCAGACACCCTAAAAATGGTTCAACGTCAGTGGGTAAATATGCGTGGAAAACTCACTGATAATAAGGCTCTGGAGCTGGCTTATCTTATCCAAATTAATGGCCTCAAAGGTTTGGGGAGTTCAGTCAGCGTAACAGCGGCCAATGACATACCCACGTCGGCGCAGAAACATTCTAAAGAGCAGGAAGATACAAGTAAGGCAGAAGCTAAGTCGGTCAAGAACGGCAATAAGCTAACCTTAGAGTCATTCCGAGCTAAATATGTAGAAGTAGATGGTGAGTATTACAGCACGACATCCATTCCTAGAGGCAGTTCGTTCTTGTTCACTTGCGCTAGTCGTATTGCTGATGACCAAGTGAATATTTGGAAGAAACAGGCAGCCAAAGAGGGCAAAATCGACCTATTCTTTGAGGTTGAGAATCACTTACACACGGCTATGTTGAACGCCAATTTTCAGAAGTTGAATTCAGACCCTGCCAAAAGAGGTATTTGTAATCTGATTAACGCAGTGCCGTAAGTAAATTTAGGGCCACAGTTGTGGTCTTAAATATTTTTTTCAGCCTTTTCTTATTTGTAATAAGCAGTACTTGGTAGTGCTTATAAAACAGAATAAAAAATATATGACTTTGGCGATTACCCAGTAAAGATATTCGAAATAAATGTAAATATCGACAATGAATAACTATCCTCGCACTCGCGGGGATTTCTTTTATCTGAACTCGCTACGGCGAGTTTTTTTTATGGAGATGATAAATGCACTTCCGAGTCACAGGTGAATGGAATGGAGAACCATTCAACAGAGTTATCGAAGCCGAGAACATCAGCGACTGCTATGACCACTGGATGCTGTGGGCGCAGATAGCACATGCAGACGTAACCAATATTCGAATTGAAGAACTGAAAGAACACCAAGCCGCCTGATGGCGGTTTTTTCTTGCGTGTAATTGCGGAGACTTTGCGATGTACTTGACACTTCAGGAGTGGAACGCACGCCAGCGACGCCCAAGAAGCCTTGAAACAGTTCGTCGATGGGTACGCGAGTGCAGGATATTCCCTCCTCCGGTTAAGGATGGAAGAGAGTATCTGTTCCACGAATCAGCGGTAAAGGTTGACTTAAATCGACCAGTAACAGGTAGCCTTTTGAAGAGGATCAGAAATGGGAAGAAGGCGAAGTCATGAGCGCCGGGATTTACCCCCTAACCTTTATATAAGAAACAATGGATATTACTGCTACAGGGACCCAAGGACGGGTAAAGAGTTTGGATTAGGCCGAGACAGGCGAATCGCAATCACTGAAGCTATACAGGCCAACATTGAGTTATTTTCAGGACACAAACACAAGCCTCTGACAGCGAGAATCAACAGTGATAATTCCGTTACGTTACATTCATGGCTTGATCGCTACGAAAAAATCCTGGCCAGCAGAGGAATCAAGCAGAAGACACTCATAAATTACATGAGCAAAATTAAAGCAATAAGGAGGGGTCTGCCTGATGCTCCACTTGAAGACATCACCACAAAAGAAATTGCGGCAATGCTCAATGGATACATAGACGAGGGCAAGGCGGCATCAGCCAAGTTAATCAGATCAACACTGAGCGATGCATTCCGAGAGGCTATAGCTGAAGGCCATATAACAACAAACCCGGTCGCAGCCACTCGCGCTGCAAAATCAGAGGTAAGGAGATCAAGACTTACGGCTGACGAATACCTGAAAATTTATCAAGCAGCAGAATCATCACCATGTTGGCTTAGACTTGCAATGGAACTGGCTGTTGTTACCGGGCAGCGAGTTGGTGATTTATGCGAAATGAAGTGGTCTGATATCGTAGATGGATATCTTTATGTCGAGCAAAGCAAAACAGGCGTAAAAATTGCCATCCCAACAACATTGCATGTTGATGCTCTCGGGATATCAATGAAGGAAACACTTGATAAATGCAAAAAGATTCTTGGCGGAGAAACCATAATTGCATCTACTCGTCGTGAACCGCTTTCATCCGGCACAGTATCAAGGTATTTTATGCGCGCACGAAAAGCATCAGGTCTTTCCTTCGAAGGGGATCCGCCTACCTTTCACGAGTTGCGCAGTTTGTCTGCAAGACTCTATGAGAAGCAGATAAGCGATAAGTTTGCTCAACATCTTCTCGGGCATAAGTCGGACACCATGGCATCACAGTATCGTGATGACAGAGGCAGGGAGTGGGACAAAATTGAAATCAAATAATGATTTTATTTTGACTGATAGTGACCTGTTCGTTGCAACAAATTGATAAGCAATGCTTTTTTATAATGCCAACTTAGTATAAAAAAGCAGGCTTCAACGGATTCATTTTTCTATTTCATAGCCCGGAGCAACCTGTGAACACATTTTCAGTTTCCCGTCTGGCGCTGGCATTGGCTTTTGGCGTGACGCTGACCGCCTGTAGCTCAACCCCGCCCGATCAACGTCCTTCTGATCAAACCGCGCCTGGTACCTCTTCTCGCCCGATTCTGTCGGCAAAAGAAGCGCAGAATTTCGATGCTCAACACTATTTTGCATCCCTGACACCAGGTGCTGCAGCGTGGAATCCTTCCCCGATTACCCTGCCTGCGCAACCTGACTTTGTTGTCGGCCCGGCGGGCACTCAAGGTGTAACGCATACCACGATTCAGGCGGCGGTAGATGCGGCAATTATCAAGCGTACCAACAAGCGCCAGTATATTGCCGTGATGCCTGGTGAGTATCAGGGAACGGTATATGTCCCTGCCGCTCCGGGTGGAATTACTCTGTACGGTACAGGTGAAAAACCGATTGATGTGAAGATTGGGCTTTCCCTTGATGGTGGCATGAGCCCTGCCGACTGGCGTCACGACGTCAACCCGCGCGGCAAATATATGCCAGGTAAACCAGCGTGGTATATGTACGATAGCTGCCAGAGCAAACGCAGCGACAGTATCGGTGTTCTCTGCTCTGCGGTCTTCTGGTCACAAAACAATGGCCTGCAACTGCAAAATCTGACCATCGAAAACACGCTGGGCGATAGCGTAGATGCAGGTAACCATCCGGCGGTGGCACTGCGTACTGATGGTGACCAGGTACAGATTAACAACGTTAACATTCTCGGTCGTCAGAACACCTTCTTTGTCACCAACAGCGGTGTGCAGAACCGTCTGGAAACAAATCGTCAGCCGCGTACGCTGGTGACCAACAGCTACATTGAAGGGGATGTGGATATCGTTTTTGGTCGCGGCGCAGTGGTGTTCGATAACACCGAATTCCGCGTGGTGAACTCACGTACTCAGCAAGAAGCGTATGTGTTTGCACCGGCTACGCTGTCCAACATTTACTACGGTTTCCTCGCCGTAAACAGCCGTTTCAATGCTTTCGGTGATGGTGTGGCGCAACTGGGCCGCTCGCTGGATGTTGATGCCAATACCAACGGTCAGGTGGTGATCCGTGATAGCGCCATCAACGAAGGTTTTAACACGGCTAAACCGTGGGCCGATGCGGTGATCTCTAATCGTCCGTTTGCGGGTAATACCGGCAGCGTAGATGATAACGACGAAATACAGCGCAATCTGAATGACACTAACTACAACCGCATGTGGGAATACAATAACCGCGGCGTGGGTAGTAAAGTGGTTGCAGAGGCGAAGAAGTAA